GTAATCGGGTCTATTGTAGCTGTTGAGAACTGCAAATAACCTTCTTCATCCGATAACGAGTATCGAATCTTGGTAAATGCATTGACGTATGATGAGTTAGGAACAGCCGTGAATGGATATGTCATGACTCCATCATTATAGAAGTTGCCTCTCACCGATACAGAAGACATCTGACGTTGCGCATAAGTAATCTTTAATCCCTGATGTTCGGCGGAAGTCTCATCATCAACGTTGCCCCACTTTATATTGAATTTGTTCTTCAACTCAAATGTAACGGCATTTTGCGTCAATGACGGCTCGTCGATTGATATTGTGCCATTGATGTCAACATTGGTAATGTCGGCTATCCACGCGAGTACCGAAACATTGAGACCAGTCCATTCTATATTCTTGATTCTCAATGTTGTAAGTACTTGAGTACTTGCGGTTGCATTGGTCACTTTGGCATTATACAATCCTGTAGCAAAGACCTTGGTATTCAGAGAGCCAACATTTGCCCCAATCTTCAACGAAGTAATGGCATCATAGCCGTCAAACGACAATGTTGTCAGGTTGGGGCAGCCATCCACCTCAAATGCCTGGATCTTGTCGTTCAACTTGATTGATGTCAAAGCATTGCTTTGAGGTATTGTAATTGAATATACAGAAGTGTCTCGAATGTCAAGTGACACCATCCTTGTCAAAGCCGACAAGTTCAAAGTGCCGCCAACATTGATGCATCCTTTCAATGAGAACGATTGCAGACGCGTGGCTTGAACGACTATTTGCGTAGGTCTGAATGCAGGAACGCTCTCGCCAGTGTTGCTGTCTGTATAGAATACAGACGGCTCGGCGCTGAACTGAATCAGTCGCTTGCCCTGCAGTGTGAATGTAGCATCCGGCTTTGTGGAAATATTGCCGATGTTACCGAATGAACGATAGTAGTTTACGCCATATATGGCCATACCTGTATCGCCAGAAACACTGCCTAATGACAGGTTGTAGGTTTCACCTGGCGCCACTCTGACGTGCGGATTTGTGGTGGCTGATGTTCCCACCGAGCCAGTAGGATATAGATACTGATGTGGAACAACCGCAAACGAATATGCAGCTGCCGTGCCATCCGGATTCGGATAAGCCTGCAAAGCAAAGGAATCGGAAGAGCCTTCTATACCGATAGAACCTTCTGAACTCGCCACCGAGAAGTCGCCCCATGCGGCATAAGATGCGGCATACACCAAACGGCGCTTCATATACTGCAATTCCGCCTGCAACTGATCACCCAATGACTGGGTTAGCGGTGGAATCTGACGCAAAGTGCTAACAAATCCGAGCGAAGCCGGATATTCATACCTGATACGTGCCATTTCGTTGTATGCGACGGCGGGGAAGTAATACTGCACAGAGAAGAAATACTTGTGCAGGAACCCCCATGCCGAGGTTCTTTGAGCAGGAGTGATGCCCTCTATCTCATCATTGGCATTGGTGAAGTTACACATAGTCTGAAGGATAGTGTTCATCATTGCGCCAAGCTCACCCTGTCCGCTGTATTCCGTATCTTCATACATAAGTTCGCAAAGGTTGAACAGAACATTGGCGGAGCCTTCGTACAAAATGTTTGTATGGTTAGTGTCATCGTCCGCATACGGATGCATACGGTCGATATAATAAGGCTTCGTCTGACGTCCGTTGTTGTCTGTTGCGAAAATAGTATCAAGGTCGTCTTGATGCAATTCAAACAAGTGTGTGCCAGGATCAAGAACGTAGTATGTGTTCTTTGAGCAGTTATCTGTTCCTGCAATGAAGAAGTTGACATACGCGTAATGGAACTTCAACGAGCTTACATTGAAGTAATTGCCGATGTTAGCCTTTGCATGAGCCACAATAGCCGCGATGAACGCTTTGTTCAGTATTGCATATTGATTCTGATTCTCCACTGTGATTGCCGATGAGGTTATATCATCTGTCTGCAAATTACGAGCCGAATACGAGCTTGAATAAGAATCCCACATACCTGCTTTAACCCACTGGCCTGAACTTTCTGTAAGCTCTTCCCAGCGATACAGCTCATATTTTGCTGCTGTGGCATTGCCTTCAGTCATCCAGTAGCAATAAGTGTTGTCAACGGTGTTGTCGGCAAGGAATTGCGTCACGTTGCCGAGGTAGTATTTGATGCGCGGATTGTGCCAGTACAAGAAATTCCATGCGTTTTGCACATAACCCATGACTGTTGATGTCGGCACTTTATAGCCGTTCTGCGTGACAAGTTTTGCCTTGTCCATGTCAAGGTTGACTTTTGCAACCACCGGGTATGACCATCCATCCAATTCCTCGCCATCGTAGTGATTCAACACCTTGTGGTCGAATGGGACACGCATATCCGACAAAGAAGAGTTGTTTTCAGCACCTTCAATCATGATAAAGTCTGCGTGCGATGACTTTTTATAACCCCATGTAACATCGTCCATTTTGCCAGGACCGAATGTTGAAGGACCGCGATAAACGGGGTCTGTATTCTCTGACGATTGGACGAAGAAGAAGAACGGTCTTGTGATCTTCGCCACACGAGCATTAGGTGTTGCATTCTGCATTGTGTTTTTGCCGACAATGGCAGTATGCAAGTCATTGTACGATGTGACACCGCCCTGCAAGTGGGATTGCATACACGAGGCGTAGTTGATCTTATTAACAAGCTTTTGTCCAAGAGGCAAACCTTCATCAATTTGGAATCCGACACCGCGATATTTGCCGTTAGTGTCAACCCAACCATCCGGAACCAACACTGCTGTCTTTGTGGAATCGGTATAATTGTAGTTTCCGCTCAAATTACCACCTGACAATGTACACGTCTCGCCGTCATTGTTGTCGGTAAGGGTAATGGATGAGTGAATGTCTGAGATAGCAACTGCGATGAGGTATGTAACATCCTTCATCTTGGTCTGCATATTGGAATAGTAATATGTATTGGCTGTTGAACCCTGGCGGCTCGACACAAGGCATACGGCATCATTGTCTCCTGCAAGATAAGCCAGATACGAAGCCTTGCACAATGTGCCAGAGCAGTTCGGGTTGACAGTTCCGTCGTCATTGTATTGCCAAACCTCCCAATAACCTTTCTGCTTGCTTTGTAGATACTGATAAGGTTCGACCCCGTGCCATATCAAGAGACGTTTTCCATGCTGCTTGACTTTTTCGGCGCTGATAACACCATTGTTGTCAAGGATATCATTGTCGTTTCTTTTCTTCAGCTTTTCTGCTGATGTAGGCAATGTGGAAATCCAGTTGTTCACAATGTTTGCCGAAGACAACTGCTTGTTGGTATAGCATCTGATACCATAGATATCTATATCTGCCGTGTCCGAACCGATAAAAATGCCACCGTTACTCAATGCCGCTGTGCAGAACTCATCATTACGTTCTATACTGAACGTAAACTCGCGATTTATAACACCGTCGATGTACACGCGGACAAGATGCAACGGCGTAGCTCCACTTTCGGCAACGACGTTGTGGTTAATGTTAATGCTTATATGCGTTCTTTTATCCTCCTGCCATCTGAAGTCATTTTGGGCGATGATGGCACCATTGCTTGAAGTTAGCAAGTAGCCTTGCATCGCATTCATACGCAATCCAATCATGGCACCTCCGGCGTTGCTTTCATAGCACTTGATGATTTCTGCGTCTTCGGGATCGGTGACATTGCGCACCGCAAAGTCGAATTCCAGCGTCATGGATGATTCCGGTCCAGGAGAAGCGGCTACAAATTGCGCAAACGGATTGTATTTGATGTTGAGCTTCTGACCAGCCAGAACTCTCAAAACCCTTTGGTTATCTTCAGCATTTGTAACCCAACCGTCATTCACGCCATTGAAGCCGGTCCACACCGACGGGACCTCCGCGTTATTGTTCCTCGCATTGTATATCTTACGGAAATCGCTTTCCGTATTGTTGCGAATCTTTGGATTAAGGAAGAATGTCGATCCTGCTGTTGGCGCAAATGAATTGCTGTTGTCAACCGTGATTTCCACGTTGTCAACACCCATACTCTCCTGCATGAAGTCAACGTATGAGCTGCCGCCTAATGTTGTCGCACGCCACACTCTGAAATATGACGAGTATGAAGAAGCTGCACCCGAACTTTCCTCTGTCTCGATTTCAACGGTCGTTACGAAGTTGTTTCTCTGACCAGGAGTGACACGCTCATTGACGCGGAAGTACTGCTTCATATTGGCATCGGTCAAAGGATTCTCACTATATTCAGTGAGCAAAAACGACACGTCAACAGGATCTGTGCCCGCGACAATGACTCCATTCTGATAAACAGGATTGAACACGCTGTAACCGCAAAGGGTGGTTTGAGCATAGTTATCAACCGCTGTAATGATATTCTGCAACATTATATACGGCTGTGTCCTTTGTGCCACGGTCGCTGTACTGTTGTTAATCACCATGTATCTGTTGACCTGAACATCACTGCTCAAAGTGCCGCCGTTACCATCACTACATGTCAGCCATGCTGTTACAGAGTGGACTCCGTGTGACAAGATACCATTGGTATTGTTGGCATCTGTAACATCGCGGGAGAAGCTGTCTGTAATATACTGGGACGTGCCAAGGTTATATGTGGTCGTCAATGTTGATGTAGAACCGCTGATTTGAATGTGCAGGGTCTTGTTGATCGCGCCATATACATGGTAACTAATCGGGAACACGCCCTGAGCAGCATCAATAGGCGTATTGTAATTGATTTGGCTCTCCAATGACAAGTTGACGCTTGTGATCGAATAAATGACATTGGATGATACCTTTGTAATCAGATTATCACCATCGTCGGTGTACTGGAACGACACGCGAAGCCTGATGAGGTTGCCTGAACTCGCAGCCAAATACTGCCCCACATCTATTGTGTCTGGATAAGTCGTAACATCAAGGTCCGATGAACGGATGACCTGTGTCGCAACCTGCGTCCATGATGTGCCGTTATTGACCGAACGCTCGATGATAAGCGTTCCGTTGACACCAAAGTTTTCGCTTTGGGAAGTGGCACCGATAATGTGTATCGACGTGTATCTTACGCCTATTTCAAAGGAACCGCCGTCTTTGACAACGTAATTGTTCGATGTCAGTCTATTGCAGGACAACGAAGCCATATAGCTGTCGGTACTGACCGTCGCTATTGGAAGTGTCATATCCTGCAACTTCAACGCCGCATAGGTTTCCGGGTCTGTATCATACAGCAATGCATCGGCTGCACTGTTAAAACATTCTATATGATAGAATGTGTTGCTGTCAACTGACGCCGATGGTCTGATATAACCATACATAGAGGAGAGCTGTTGTTTGAGAAACGCCTCCACCTCAAGCCCTGAATGACCTTCCCAAGGCTCTTGTTTGTTCTGAATATCTGCCATAGTTATCTATTTGTTAATTGTTGTTTTTCCATTTATCGGTGCCAATCCAAGGCTTGACCGACACCCAATATCCTCTGCCGAAACACGATCTCACCGCCTGCCATACTATTCTTGCGCCTTTATAGACAACCTGTATAGCCTTTCCGCCGTGATATATCGCAGCTATCTCATGTCCGTTTTTGAATATCATTTATTCTTCCTCCTCTTCCTCGTCCTCGTAAACGTAATAGAACTTATCAGGATCAATTGAAGCGAGAACCTCGAATTCCGATTCCGACAACACCACATCCCTATCTTCGAGGTCTGCCACTCTGTTTGTGAGCTGGGTCAAAGCACCGCCCACCACATCCTCCAAGTCGATATACAAGGTCTGGTTAGTTGAGAACTCAAGCTTGATAAACTGACCAGAATTCCCGCTGCCATCTTCGGTGACAAACGAAGCCGATGTCAATGAGCTTGAGATAATGAAGTCATTCGCGCTGATTGTAGCAAGCGCAGTGGTTGTGCCGCCCTTGGTGTAAAGAAGGCTTATGGTCCGTGTAGCGCTCGCATAGGATATGGTCAATCCACCAACAAGTGCATAATTCACACCCATGACCGTCTCAACCCTCATTATGTCGCTTGCGTTCTGGTTGACGAAATTCACCAGCGTGTTAAACTCGGAAGCCGTAAGCCTGCCTTGCGCTGTCGCTCCGTTGTTTTCAATCTTATTGCCAAAATTTATCATCTTACCCTTTGTTTTAGATTATGGCCGGGAAGGTCAGCTCGAAGCCCTCGCCAGTCTGTAATTCACATACATACATATCGCTGCCCTGAATCTCGCAATTCAAGGTTATTTGTTTCTGTGTCCTGTCTATAAATGCCTGAACAAGATTATTGTCGTCGTCATAGATTGCCTCCCACCAGCCCTCAACCTCGTTCTCAACATCAGGCAAAGTGTACTTTTTCCAGCAGAACACAAAGTTTTCAGCGACAAAATCATCATCAACCAACATGCCTTGATAATACACATTGGCCGTCAATACGGTTTGACATACACCATTAAAGAATGTCTGACCCTTAGAAGATGATATTTGCACTGAATAGCCGGTGATATACTCTTTCCTGATGGTGTGTGTGTCTGCGAAAACGGAATCTCCTATTGTCACCTCCGCTTTGATAGTGAGCGACGAACTTTCACCCCACATGGCATCGTCGGGAGATACGACGAGAGAAAGGCCGTTAGCACCTTGTATCTGTACCCATTCAACTCCAGACAAATAATACCACGCCCTTTGCGTGGAAGTGGATTCCATATTGGTCTCGTTGATGGTCAGCGTGATAGTGGCGGGCGCAAACGAATGAGTGCCGGACAAATCACCCTGCAATAGAAAACTGTCGCCACCCAATATCCTTATAGAGCAGTTCCAAAGCTTGTCTTGAACATTCTCGCTGAGATTGTCCCACGTAATCACAACCCTATCCCCGAATCTGACATTGCCCTGGGAGTCCCACATAATGTTGTTGTTTGCAAGATATCCGCTGCCGTCTTGCCTAAGCAAAAACGCATTGCTTCTTGCCCCAATACTACCATTGCCGTCAGAGTTGAGTTTCAAGATAGGGTTTTGAATAGTGCCGCCTATGCCGCCACGTGAAAACCAAGCCCCGTAGTCTTCGGTATAGTTCAAGGTGGCATCCGTGGGCTGGTACTGCGTAACGTTCTTGCCAGATTCCAATTGCGGGGAGGCAAAAAGGAATTTATTCATATCAGTCACCTCTGCAACCTCTCCAGTAAACAATGTCGTGTCGCCCTCGTTGAAAGTTGGCGTCAGGGTGATCAGACATCCTTCCACGGTATCATTTGGAGCGTACAACTCAAAGCAAAGATGATGTCTATGCCAGGCGTGTGTCTGGGCATACGGGATGTTGATAGTGCCTACAAGATGGTTGTTCTGATAAACCGTTATCTGGCATTTCTGCATGGCGTAAACCCAGAAAGAGAAACAATACCATCGACCGACCTGACTTACAAGCCAATCATGCGATTGGGCGACCACGGTTTTGGACATGTCAATGGCATATACATTGCCGACTCCCGTTGGACTGCCTTGCGTTTGATCCAATGCTATCGAAGTGGAAAAATTGACACTCAATGAGTTGACGAAAGCGTTGCGATGAATCTTGCCTGCGTAGAATGTGGCGGCAAATCCGTTTTCGTCACCTGCTGTAAGGGTGCCGCTGATATGCGCCGAACCAGTGGCATACAGCTTCTGCATATAGCCGCCATAGCCTTCCAATGCTCCAAATACGGCATCACTGACACCATCGAGACGGCCAACACGCATTTGACTCGCTTCGTTATAATTGGTGAGGCTTGCCTGCGGAATGATATTCAGGTCGGAAATCCACACTTCATCATTCTCTGCAAGTGAATAGAATGTGATGCTGAATTTTCTGAGGTGGCGACCGCTGTATTCGACCCCAATGGCATGGAATTTATATTCCCAGTCTGTTGAGACATCCACCTCCAATGTGCCGTCAACATGGGTCTCGTCTTCATATTGCAGCGTCACATCAGCCGTGAGGCTTGTGCTTGCCTTGATTTTATACGATACAAGGATTCTGTCGCCTGGTGCAACGTTTTTATAGAATGACTGCTCTATGCCTATCGCATCGCTTTCGGCGGTCGCGTTCCGCGTAATATGCAGTATTCTGTTATTGTCGTTTTGGAAAGCCAAATACTGGGCGGTTACAAGAGAAGATCCGACCACGACATATTGAGCCATCGGGTCTGCTGTCTCTCCGTCTGCTATATTAACCGGCCAGCAGAAGCTCGAGTTCCTACCTATGCCGTCAATAACATCCATATAAGGAGCTTTCGAGTCAGAGGCAGTAAGATATAGCGCACCGCTTCTGTCAGTGTCTATAAGGCTTGTGATGCGGGCAAAATCAAGCAACTGGGATGTTTCGGGTTCCTGACCCTCAAGCAAGGCGCCAACAAAATATGGCTGCTGTGTCTCCGCATCTGTGCCATAGTCAAGCACGCACATCAACGAATAAATGATATTAGAACCGTCGAAATACTGTCGTCTGACAATATCGCCGGTTCTCAGGCCCTGCGTCTTCTTTGAATCCGCATTGAGCAATATTTTGAATCTTCTGTAGTTAAAGACAGCCATATTACACTAATTCTAACACGGAATCCCCGGAGCAAGCGTCGCTGACCCAGACGGAACCATTTGTAACTTGCAGTTTTTGCACCTCCAACTCATAGACGCGCATCTTCTTTCTAACAACAAGCGAATCAACCGTCGCCTCATATCCGCCATAAAGCTGGTCGGTTCTGACAGCCCACCCGCTTCCAGCGAAGCCGCTGGAGAATGCAGTTGAACTCAGACTGCCAGAGTATGTCGCATTGCCAGAATGGAAAATGCCGCCGACAACGCCTTCAAGGAACACACCGTCGTTGAAGAATAGAATGTTTTCTCCAAGTTTGGTTTTGTATGTTTCGCTAATTGGAGCAAAAAATGTCGCTTCCACTGGCTTCTTGAATTTGAAAAACTCCGCATTCGCATTGTTGAGATCAAATGCCAAACTTGCCGACCAAGCCAATGAAAGGTTTTTGAATAATGAAGTTGTCAGCTCATACGAGAGTACGAGCGGCAGCTGTTCTGTTACGGTGCCGCCGTTACCGGTATGAACATAAGGTATTGTGAGTGCTGCCTTATATTCATCACTCCCTATTGACAATGACGGACCAGTGGCACTGTTCAATCTTATGAGTTTTTGGAAAATAACTCCGCAATTTGTTTGTGATGTATAATATGTCTGCAACACCGTAGGACCTGCATTGGCACAACCCGCACTCAGCGAGTTCGGAAAGTTGCCGTCGCCATTGCTCGAAATAATCCTATATGTGTCGGCATAATTGCGAATATCTGTCGCAAGGATAATCTTCGATGTCTGGGTCGCACCATCAGGAGCACCGAGTATAAGCTTCATGCCGGGCGCCCCAAAATCAACACGATATTCATTGCTTGAATCAACGTAGGTTTTAAGTATAAACTTGCTGTTATATTTAAGGCCCGCGTCAGTGTCCATGTCAATGACGGATTTCAAGTTTAGCCACTTTCCGACAACGACGCCACTTTCTTCTTGGACGACGGAACAAAACATTGTGTCTCCGTCTGCACCAAGTGAGAAACCATGCAAAGCAGTAAGCGCTCCGCTGAACGTCTGTGACCCGTGTACTGTAAGGTTGCCAAAAACTTCCATGTCGTGCGCCGTCCAATCAACAGTGGGGAGATTGGAGTTGCCCTCATGGTAATACTCATCGCCGTCATTGGTGATTCCAGTCGAACTTATCTCTATGTCACCAACTGTGATGGTCCCCATACCTTCAACATCGCCATACAATCGGATATCGGGCGAGACAAGTGTCACCCTGCCATTGCCATCGCTGAACAGCACTTGCAAGTTGCCGAAATACAGGCCGGTATTACCGATTGACAATTTGCCCGTAACCCCCACATTCTCATCAACCAACAACCGGCCATAGACATGAGCGACGCTAACATCCGCCTCGTCGTCGGTGCCTTCGTTCTCGGTGATTATGGTGGTATCGAAAATTCTTGTGTTGTTGCAGCCTGCCTGAAAACCCATATTCGCATACAGCAAGCCCAACATGCTGTCACCGCTACGCTGAACATAGCCGCTGCCGCCGCTGCCGCCGCCGCTGCCGCCAATAGACGAAAGCACTGCCACTGCGTTGGTGTATGCGGCATTGCGCATAAGTATCTCGTTAAACGACGCAAGCCCGGATGCAACACGTGCGTCAAAAGCCGATGTCGGTATTCCGTTTTCGTCAAGCTCATTGGACTGGGGAACAAACTCTGGTGTGTCGCAGGCGTTTGCGTTTACCATATTGGCGTAATACCTCGTATAGAGGTTGTATAACGCCGCATTGGACGTGGGGTCGCTCTGATACGCTTGTTCGAGAGCCGCTATTCCGGGGTTTATTACTGGTAGTGACATTATTTCTGTACCTCCACTTTTTTCGTTAAGAACTGGCTGACAGCTGACTTCCAAGCAGAAATCTTAGTCTTGAGTGTTATGAATTGCGCCATATTGAGAGGCGGCTGCGGACCATAATAAGTCGAGGTCTTTATCTGTGAACAATAGTCGAGAATGTCGCTCAACACATCCGCAAGCTCTTCGCCAAGCACCGCATGACTTGTACCGGAATCACTGCCGAGATACACCACACCATCCGTCACTTTCACTTCCGATCCTCCATTTGCCATGATGTTGGCATCATCCTCCATTGTGGTTTTGGAACCGCCGCGCTCAAACTCTATCTTTTCCTTGTCAAAGTGCGCAGTACTATCGTCGCCATCGCTAACGGCTATATCGACGGAATCTGCTTTCACATCAACAGATGACGTTTTGCTGTTTTCTTCATCAGAGACCTCTGTCTTGACCTCATCTTTCGCGTATGTCGTTTTGCCGGATAATCCGGTTGGTTCGAGCTCGTCAACGTCTGGTGAATTTTCGTCATCCAAGTCAAACTCTTCTCTTTCAACCACACCTACCGACACTGTTTTGCTTGATTCGAGCTGAAGCACATCGACGTGCGAGAACATGGATACGTATTCCGTTTTAGTCTTTGGGTCTTTAACAATGACCACTTCAGAATACAACTTCGGGACAATGAGATAGCCGTTTGGATTGGACTGCAGGGCGCTGAGGTAAACGCCAGTATGATAGCCGACTTTCACGCCGCCTTCTGTTTCCTGCTCGTCAACATACTCTTGAACGTCAATTGTGCCATCGTCGTTGATCTTTTTCACATATCCCCATATATGACGCGAGCTGTACACCACGCCGTTTTCCGGATCGGCAATACCATGTAAGGCTATCTTGCGGATAGCCTCGGCAAGAATATTATCGCCGCCAGGACCGAAGTTTATTTTGTCGTCAATTCTGCTGCCCATTGTCGTTTATTTAACCAATATCAAGTCTCAAGCAATAAGGGAGTTTTATTATTCTCCTATATCCTTTAACCCCAAATCTTGTTACTACTTCGCCAACAACATATTTGCCATTTTTGGCAGGATGGCGGTTGTCTAAAAGATGCACAACACTTCCTGGATATAAATAATAATCTCCATAATCCCCAAACAACTCTAATGTTCCATCCATCCCATTCTTGTTGTAGTCCAACAAATACTGGTCTGCATAGTGTATCAGTTGATCCATATCCTCGAGTGTTTCTTCAGAATGATAATCCAATATGGTGAATCCCTTTAATGACACTTTATCGGAAGCCTTGCCCGCTTTCTTATCTTTTTTTGTCTGGCCTGATTGGGAAATCGTTCTGCACAAATTTTTTGTTGGATCGGTCATATTTGGATTAAAAGCCACCACTACGCGCAATTGTTTGCCATCCTTATCTGTTCCGGAAGCTCTTACGGCGAGTGAAAAGGGATCTATTTTGGAAAGAGTTAAACCATTGTTAGCGACGTCTATGTCAAAATCAATGTCAAGCATAGTTCTATTACGCCCAACCTGTGCCATTTTGTTTACAGAATCGTAATCAACATTTGTATGTGAGGATCGAGCAACCACAAGATAATCAATGTCTCCGTCTCTGACAATAAAAGAATATAGATGTTTTTTCGCCCATGAAGACAATAACTCATATAATGTCATTGGTTTGTCAGGGCTGAATTTGCCGACATATAAATCTTTGCTTTTAACATCCGGATGTAGTTTTAAATCAATGTCTTTTAACAAATTGAATCTACTTCCATCCGCAAGAAAATCATAAACTGTAAGATTATCTTCAGAACCAGTAAACTGAACCATAGTATTTCTCAGCAAATGACCTCTATTTTCGCATTTAATCTCAATAGGCTCTTCTGTGCTGCATTGGGTGATATATCCGGAAAAGAAATAATTCATTCCGTTGCAATAATCATTATATGCGTCATCGTTGTTGTAGATGTTATATGGCTCCTTTGCATTCGACAATTTCACAAAATCAGGGTTGTCGGTATAGCCCAAACGGATTGCGATACGACGCCCCACTGAAAAATCAGCCGACCCCGCTATTTTTGCGCCATTCTTGACATAGCTTATCATATATTCGCTATTAAACTTTATCTCGGGTTCTTCTGTTTTATTAGTTATCGTTTGTCGTAATACGGTCCCTTTCGGAAACTTAATTCTTGCAGAGTTAATCACCTGTGTAAATGATTCCGAAATCTCAATAGATTCCACTTCTGTAATCTTATCTGACTTTAGGCGCCCTGGAAGAGCGCTCGTGCCATCGTCGTCCCAGATTTCTATAAGACAGACGAGTATGCGGAATTCTTTGTTGCCCTCGTTTAAAAAATTCCATATCATAGTTGACCTCCAATTAAATCCATGAGACTAATATCCAAGCCAGAAGTTTGTTGCACTTTGTAGATAATATCAAAAATGTCATCTTTACCTTTTTTGATCTCGCCATTGTTCATTAAATTCACATCGGCATATTTTACTATGGCATCTGACGGCTCTATTGCAACACACTGCATGGTATAAGGCTGAACATTCTTACAGGTCTGTTCTCCGAATCGTAAATTCTTGATAAGAATTCTGGAAACTCCATAGTTGTCAAAAAGCATGTTTTTTACCTCGATAATGCCATTATACTGATAAATATTTAACAAACGAGCCACTTCTTCTTTGGGATAGGCATATAAATTGTTAGAGACCGCGGCACCACTGATGCTAAATGTGATATCGCCGCCAGCAATAAGTTCTTTTCTTGTATAATCCCTGCCTTGAACTGACGTCTGAACAATGTTCTTTGATGACTCCATTGTGATTTCTGGTGCTAAATCACAAAAGAACACGTAAGCAGTGGTAACTGGTTCACTCTCGGCTTTGCCATCATCATTTCTCGATATTTTGTCAATGCCGCCAACAGATGTCATCTTCGGGATTGTGATGCTTTGTTTTTTGCTATCATCGCCTTTGTAATACATGATCAGTGATTCTCGTACCACATTGCCACCTGCATCTAAAGTCCAAACTTTTTTATTATTAGCGTCATCCAACTCAATATAACCGTAATCCTTCTCTTTATTTGCAACGCCATTTTTTATTAGTTCATCATAGTCTTCAGCTTGTTTCGTTCGTTGCTCTTTAAGATGCTCTAACTGCTTTCTATGAATAGCATAACTCAACACGTCACCGGCGCTTACACTTAATAAGCCCGCGGCGATTCGGCTTAGTACAAGTTCTGTTCGCCATTCGGTTGAATTTCCATGCAATGTTTCGGCCACATCACCAATGGCTGCACGCCCGAGCAAATACCCTGCTTTAATGGTATATGCAAGGGTGAGTTTTTCAAAAAATTCATTATCCGAAAGTATTTTGCTCATCTTTAAACGTTTTAATTGTTTTGTGCTACAGTTGCAAATGTCTCAATAACAGTGTTTTTTATTCGTTCCACTATTTGCTCATCAGTCAATCCTTCAACATTCATGTTAATCGTCACATTATAATTCTTTGTTGATAACGGACTATGAAAGTCGGATGAACTATTATTAGTTGGGTGGGGGATCTCTTGTTGTGGCTTGTACGAATTAAACACTCCCGGGATAGCCCATCCATCCCCGCTCTTTAAAGCATACACGCCGCCATCATAGCCGCTCCATATCTGATTGATCAGTGATGGTTTTGTAATAAATGAATAGCCATCCAACTTCTGATCAGGAATAAACGCATGTGGGAATGATGGTTTATTTGTATCATCTGCAGAATTATACAGACCTTCCCAAATACCTCCATTATAAAATGGAAGAAAATATTGCCAATAATCTCCGCCCAAATTTCCAACGACTCCTTCCATTATTTTAAACGCTTCTTCTAATTCTACACGCTGATCATTCGCATTTTTAGTTTGGAGATTGTTTCTAATCGCATCTATCCATTGCGGAGAACCAAATACGCCTTTGCTGGTGTCAAAGAATGGAGAACCAAATACAGAAAGATAATTCTGCAAAGTTTCTATCGGTATCGGCGTGCCGTTAGTGCGATAAGCATTTATGGCTTTAAAGAAAGGGTCTATTTTGTCAACAACAGTATTATACTCTCCCCATATAACTTTATTCCACGGAATGGCAACTTCCGGATATGTTAAAAATTCAGACAACTGGTTGCCTGTTTCTTTGGCTATTGCCTCGGCATCCTTGCCTTTCATTGATTTGGAGTAGTCGGGATCTATAATATTTTCGTTTATAAAATCATTGTTTATCTTTAAATATTCATCCCATGTTTTGGCTCTGGCCAAAGCCTTGATAAATTGCTCTATTTTTCTGTCGGCAATATCTTTGCCGCCGCCAGTGAGTGCCCATTGTAATGCTCCATATTTTGAAATGTCTTCTCGATATCCCTGAAATTGTCCAGTCTTATCGCCATAAGTACCAAAAAGATCATAGGTAATAAAGTTCCCCTGACCGTCTTCTAATGTGTATGTTTTGATTGCGACCGTTCCCTTTTTTGCCAACGATGGCGAACCAATCAAATCTTTTATCTTGTCGCTTTCCAAAATATCACTATAAGCTTTTCCTCTATCATAATAGTCAAGCCACATACTATCAAATTTCTCTTTAAACATATTTAGGGTCTGATATGCCGACGAGTCTGAGAATAGCTTGCCCTCATCCGTTTCTTCATCCGCAAGTCCAGCTTTTGTTTTTATGTATTTATCCCACAATTGAATGGATAGCGAAAGTTTTTCATTTGCATCATGCAAAATACTTGTGGTTATTCTTAGTTTTGCTTGAATATAATCTTCTGAAGTACTGAGTTGTATTTCATTGATACCAAGTGTTTGCAATGAATTTTTATATTCGTTTACGGCTTTTGCCGCCTTTTCTGCCGCCTGTTGTGTTTTTAAAATAACACCTGTTATCGCTGCTCCCGCTGCGATAACACCACCTACAACCCATCCAACAGGGCCGCTACTAAATAACAATGGTAGCGCAGCAAATAGTGCGCCTCCAGCGGCGGCACCCCACCCCGCACCGCCTTCGGAATCAATTGCGTCGCCTAAAAAACCACCTAATCCGGCACCAAATATTCCAGCAGGACCCGCCCATCCCATGCGTTGCTTCATCAGCAACTGTTTTTTCATTAGTAAATCTCTATGAGCAGCAATAGAACCACCCATCCAAGCCTTGTCGTGTGTGGCCCATGAACTGGAAATCATGCCCAATATGCCTGGTACACCGTATGCACCATTACCGATTCCGCCCGCAAACATTGCATTGCCAGCGGGTATTTTACTTATCATATATAAGCTGGACTGCCAGACTGCTTTTAGACTCCGCAATATTACAAGTGCTCCCTTTGCATAGAGTTGAAATTTAAGCCAAAGATTTACTATAGGCTTGAATTTCTCATAGAAATTCACGATAATCCTTGTAAAATTAAGCAAAGCGCCCCCCATGTCGGCCACGAGTGATGTGGCGTCATGTAAAAGTTTGGTGAATTCATCAGTCTTTAGCCAACTTATGCCTTGGTGCAGATACTGTTTGATTATGTTTTCATTCCCTTCAAACTCCTTCAAACCGCCCTCAATAAATGCAGATTTAAACTGCGCCCATAGACCTGAAACAGTGTTTTTCTTAGCCTCGGCAAGTTTCTCCGACAATCCTTCAGAATTGAAGTTTTCCTCTATTATCTGGTTCCACTTGGCAACATGCGTCATCAAGGCGCCAGCACCTGATGTGGCTGTCAATCTGAATAACTTATAAATGTCAACACCAAGCCCTGCTTCTCTTGCCGCATTCAACTCGCCAAAAATTTCATTCAAGGAGCGCAAATTGCCATATTTATCCCTTGTTTGAATGCCAAGGCGTTCCCATTCGCCTTTTTGCTTCGCGGTTGGGTTCATCAAGTTGTTCATAATGGTACGGATAGTAGTACCAGCTTG